CGCGGGCGCCACGTTCACGTTTACTTGCACGGTAAATGATTCGCTCGGCAACACGTCGGCCGCGAGCGCAAGTCAGAGCCTGACGCGGCAGGATCAGCAATTCGCGAGCGTTATTGGCTTGTATCCGTTCGACGGAATCAACGGCTCAACCAACGCTCCCGATGTCGCGCTGGGCCACGACCTCACGTGCATCATCGGCGCAGCCCTCGTCACGGCGACAAAGAAGTGGGGCAGCGCCAGCGTCTACATGCCAGCCGGCCGGTGCTGGTCCCCGACGCACAACGATTACGTTCTAGGCACTGGCGACTTCACCATCGAGTTTTGGCTGAACCCGGTCAACGGCGGCGCAGGCGACGCGTTCGGCCGCATTTTTCAGCTTGGCGCAGACAGTCAAACGGGTGGCCTTTACGTCTATCGAAACGGCACCCCGAACCCGCTTTCGATCAATGTCCAAGTATGGACCGGCAGCGCCTTTGCCAATGTTTTCAGCCCGACAGCGACAAACACGATCCCCAATTCGCAGTGGACGCACGTTGCTCTGACGCGAGCGTCGGGCGTGTGGCGCATGTACTACGACGGCGTCAAGCAGGTAGAACGATCGTTTACGAGCGCCGGCAACAACCTGACCCCGGTCACGACGCCCAACAACTTCCGTTATTTCAACATCGGCGCGAACCAAGCGTCAGTGGAGCGATTCAACGGCTACATGGACGACTTGCGCATCACCAAGGGCGTCGCCCGCTACGGCACCGCTCAAGTCACGCTGCCGGCCGACCTGGCGCTCGACGATACCGATCACATCGTCACGCCGTCAGCGCCGTGCGATGCGCATCGCCTGGCGCGATCGACGATCGCGGTCACGGCGCAGAGCGCCGTGGAAATGCAGATCTATTCGCCGGATGGATCGGCGCCGACGCTGGTGTCCGCCGGCGGCGTGCCGCCGCTGGCGCTCGGCATCTGCACGGCATCGGCGTCGGCGACCGACTACATCGGCCACGATGTTCACGGATTCGGTCTGTGCCCAGGCGATGGCAAGCTCTACAACAATGGTTCGGTGCTCGCGACGATCACGGCCGCCATCGGCACGTACAAGGACTATTATCAATTCGTCGTCGACCCGGTCGCGGCGACGCTGGTCATCAAAAAGAACGGCACGCCAGTCGACACTGATCCGATCGATATCACGGCCGGCCAGGCGTGGCAGTACGCGGCGACGGTCAGCGGCGACCCGAGTCAGCGTGCCGTGATCGCAAACCCTGGCGACGCGCCGATGCGCAACCCGCAGGGCGTGCTCGGCTGGTGGGCGCCGGCCGATACGATCGAGCAGGTACTGCTGGCGACCGAGCCCTACATCACGGCGCCCGATGACGCCGTGCCGCACCTGAAATTCGGCGGCGATCTGGACCGTGCGCAGAGTCCGGTCGCGATATCCGACAGCATTCGCATGTGGATGTTCGGCGAATCGGCGCCGGCCGAGCTCGGCAGCGGCGGCCTGGTGCAGATGCAGGTCAATGATCCGCAGCTGCAATACGAACGGCTGCTGACCGATGCAGCGCGCGACAAGCGCGTGCCGCTGGTGCGCGGTGGAACCTATGACGCGTTCGCAGACGTCGAAAGCGTCTATGTGGGCATCCTGGATCACGTCGAACCCGATTCGGTCTATGGGAACCAGATAAAGCACGTCTATCTGCGCAACCAAATGTCGCGACTGGGCGTGCCGCTGCAGCGCCCGTATTTCTCGCCGGCCGCGGATCCTTCCGTCGCTGGCAAGCGTCGGCCGGTTCACATCGGGCCGAACCGCGGCTATACACCGGAGCTCGAGGACGCTGCGACCGCGCTTTATGCGCTGGTCGACCAGGGCGCCGTGACCGCGTTCGGCACTGCGCGCGAATTCGGCCTGCCGCTGCTGTACGGCACTGATTTTCAGATCAGCGACGACGGCGCCGGCGTCACCATGCTGACCGACAACGGCGGCCGACGCACCCTTGAAACGACCAGTTTCGGCGGTTCGTTCGATACCGGCGCGCCGGACTATTGGAGCGGCGTCGCAGACTTCACGACCTTGACGGCTGACGCCAATAACATTCCAGTGGGCTGGACGATCAGCCCGACGCCGGACACCGACGACGGCTATGGCAATCAGCCCGGCTTTCGCCTGGTCGCCGGCGTTGGTCTTAAGTGCATCTGCCATGCGTTCGACATCAAGCAGATATCGCCGCCGAGCGGCACGCCGCAGATCCTGGCCGGCCGCACCTACGGATTCCGCATGCACGTGACCCGCGTGCCACAATTCGGCGAGCACCTGGGCGTCGGGCCGGCCGTCACGCCGGCGGCCGTGCTCTATCTGTCCTATGCGACAACGCGAACCAATGCAATATTTTCGCACTTCGCCGCGCTGTCGCTAGACCATTTTGGCGCCGGCGCGACCGGCGATTACACCGGTACATTTACCAGCACGCTGACGGTCGATGCGACGTTGCGTTTCGTTCTGGAAATGAACAGCGTCGAGGCCGGCGTGCATGCGACGTTGAACTATCTGCTGATCACCGAATTCGAGCTAAACGAATTCCCGGCCGCGACGACAGTAACCGAGCTCGACGGCCCAGGGCTCGACCAATCCCTGCAGGAACTGATCATCCTGCGCGGACCAATCGCCGCGGGCGAATACGTTGCAGCGGACGCGCAGGCGATCGACGCGCTGACCGGCTACAAATACGGCATTGCGCTGACGTCGAGCGATGACCCGAACATCATCGACCTGGTCGACGGCGACACGTCAAAGCCGCGCCTGCTGCATCCGGCCTGCGCCGCACTTCGCAACGATGAAACCGGCCAGTTTCGCGTCACGCGCCTGGTCAAACCCGAGGACGTCGACGACGTCGATCTGGAATTCGATCTGACCGTCAACGATTCGGCCGGCGTGCTGCGCACCTATGAGGATTTCGCCGAGAACCTGACGACGCGCATCTGCGGCCGGCGCAACATCGACCCGCTGGGCGCGAGCGACTATGGCGCCACGCCACTGAGCGGCACCGACAGCGTTTCGCAGGCCGAACGGCAGTACCTGGCGAAATCGTATCTGTGGACGGTATCCGCTGGCGTTCAGCTCGCTGCGCGCTATTCCAAGGCATACGGCCGCGCGCCGCTCGAGACATTTCTCGACGACCCGGCGCACGGCCTGCATGCGATCCGCTACGCGAACAGTTTCTACACAGTGCCGCGCAATTTTCGCGTGTGGCCTGTGTTCGAACCGCTCGGCCGACCGCTGCGCATCGGCATGGTCGGCCGCATTCGGCACCCGAAGGTTCCCGACCTGGTCGCCGGGCAAAAGGTCATGCTGCTGGGCTTCGCGCCGAAGATTCCCAGCGAACAAACTTGCACTTGTATATTTTGGGGGCTTTGAAATGAAAGTAGCCTACAGCCGGCCGAAAGATTTCACGCTGACCGTCGTCGGCACCGATGCCGCGATCGTTTCGTCGCCGGTGACAGCGATCACGAACGGCCGGCCGGCCGACGCGACACGCCTGCAGGTGCCTAGCGACTGGACCGGCAGCATATCGGGCGACGTCGTTATCCTGCAGTTCACTAGGGCGACCGCGTTCACGCCGGGCCTGGTCGGCATCGTCGGGCTGAATGCGCTCGACCTGGACACGTCGGCCGGCCTGAAATTTTCCTTTGTCGGCCGGCGCGCCAGCGATGTCGGGTTCACCTATAACCTGGGCGGAAATACGGCGCTGGTCCGCAGCTACGAACGTGGCGACGGCAGCATCATCGCGCTGGGCATGTGCGCCGACGGCCTGGATCCGGTCATCGGTATACAGGTGACAATCTACAACGATCAAAACGGATCAGCGAACCTTGACGCGGCCGCGTTCATCGATCTGGGCGATTTTTGGGCTAGCCCGGCGACCTGGCTGCCGCTGGCCAAGGGCTGGGAGCTGTCGACGCCGCAGGGCACCGTGCCGACGTCGGAAAACGGTCAGCCCTGGCCGGCGCCGTTTCCGCCTGGCGCGACGCTGCCGATCACGATCCCGCTGCAGACGTTCAGCGATGCGTTCCTGTCGACGATGGCGCCGAATTATCGGCAGCTGGTGCGGCTGCTCGGCAATGGCGAGTGCTCGATTTTTATCCCGCGATACAAGGATGCGAGCGGCGCACTGGACGTCGAAACGATGCACGCCACGGCGATGTTCGTCACCTGCCAATTGCAAAAGATCGCGCACAACGGCGGACCGAAACACACGATCACCGGAACGATCAAGGAAGTGCCCGCGCTGCTGGCTGAATAGCTCGGCCTGCTTTCCCGTTGCATCGCCTGCCGGCGCCGCAGACAGTCGGCGCGACGCTGTTCCAATGTACGCCGCGCGAGGCAAGCACATGCGACTGCACCCGTTTCGTTATCTGCTGATCCTGGTCACCGCGGCCGTAATGGCCGGATGCGTCAGCCAGGCCGAAAAACCCGATGCAAACTATGCCGCCTATCTCGAGCTGATCAAGACGCAGGCCGCGCAGCAGGACGAACAGCGCACCGCGTTCGCGCAGATGGCAGCGAAGTGTACGACCGACGCATGCGTGTCGCAGGTCGCGGCGATCGCCGCGCTGGCCGGCGCGAACGGTTCGCACACGGTACCGCCGCAGCAATACGTGCAGCGCGAAAGCATGGCGGCAAAGGTGGGCCTTGCGCTGGTGTCGCAGCTGTCGCCGCTCGCCGCGGCGGCGGTCAGTTGGCATTCGACCGACGCCAGCAAGGACGTCAGCATCGCGCAATTCGGATTTCTGGGCGGTGCGACGCACGACCTGACCAATGCGGCCGTTTCACTCGGCCAGGTGGCCGGCACATTGCCGCCGTCGATAACGGTCGGGCATGACTACGTCAGCGGATCCGTCGACAACGGCCTGCACATCGGCGGCGACCAGGTCGGGCAAGACAAAGTCGGCGGCGACAAGATCGCCGGCGATCGCGTCGACAATTCCGGCGTGATCAATTCCGGCACGATCGAGCGATATCAATCGCCGGGCCCGTACGACGATCACAGCGCCAGCGGAACAGGATGCACCGGCAGCGAAACCTGCCAGACGCAACCGCCGCCGGCGACGCCGCCGTGATCCCTGCGCTTGCCATGGCAGGACCTAACAGCCAGGAACATCGCATCGGAGAATTGAACGCGCGCGTGCGCCAGCTCGAGCAGCGTCACCGCGAGCTGAAAAGCGACCAGCGCGAAATGCGGACCGAGCTGGGCGACAAGATCGACGGCCTGGCCGAGGACGCGATGAAGAAAATCGACGCCATGGCCAAGGACATGCGCACCGTGCTCGAGGTCATCGCGTTTTCGAAAGGATCTTGGAAAACCCTGCTGAAAATCGGCGCGCTGGTCGCGTTCATCACCGGCACCGGCATCGCTGTGCTGCATTGGTTTTTCCCCCGCTGAAATTCGGAGTGCCGCGCACATGCTGATCACCGTTCTGCTGATCGTTATCGCCATCCTGGTCGTCGCGTTGTTCCTGCTGTTCCACCATCACCTAGTCAATCAAAGCGCCTGGCACGCGTTGCTGCGCGAGGATCTGCAGGCCGCTCGCGTCGAGCTCGGCAACGTGCGCGAATGGATCCAGGAGCACCTGCACCTGCACACCGCGCCGCCGGCGGCAGCGCCGAGCTCGAGCACGCAGCCAAAGGCATGAGAAACGCGACCGCGATCGTGCTGGTCATGCTGCTGCCGGTGCTGCTACTCGCCGGCTGCAACTGCGCGCCAGGCGATGACAAGTGCATCGGCGATCAGTTTGCGATCGCGGTTTATGTCTATCTCGCGCTGGTGCTGTTGCTGATGGTGGTCGTCGGCCGACATCGCCGTCGCCGGCGCGAGTGTTCACGCGCGGCGACGCGCATCGTTCTAACCGTCCAACCGATCGGAGTGCGCAGAAATGTATAGAATTGGTCAAGTTCTTTTGGTCACCGCCGTGGCATTGGCGGTATCTGGTTCGCCTGGCTACACCGACGGACCGATCGCAGTCATCGCCGACAATGGCGCCACGGTCGAACAGCTCGACGCGACCAGCTGGAACGTCACGCTGACGGCCGCCGGCGACACAACGATCCGCGCCGGCGCCGTCGTCGACGGCAATCCGATCGCGGCCGATCCGTCGGTGCAGACCGCTGCGGATCCGGCGACGTCGATCGTGCTGACCGTCGCGCCGGTCGCGCCGGCGAGCTGATCGACGCCATGCCGTCGCCGATCCTGAAATATTTCGCGTTCGAGCATCTGCCGGTTCATCTGCGGCAGGTCAGTCGGCCGATCGCCGAGCTGGCGCAGGACGTCGACGCAACCCTGCCTGATGGCGCGGAAAAGTCGGCCGGCCTGCGCAAGCTGCTCGAGGCGAAAGACTGCTTTGTGCGGGCAAAACTCGGCTGATGCAGCTCTCGCCGCATTTCACGCTCGAGGCGATGACCGCGTCGGCCGTTGCACGCCGGCGCGGCATCGATAACACGCCGTCGCCGGCGATCATCGATCAGCTGACGAACACGGCGCTGCACATGGAAATGGTTCGCAGCCTGCTCGGCGATCGGCCGATCCTGGTCAGCTCCGGTTATCGCTGCGCCGAGCTGAATCGAGTCATCGGCGGCGCGAGCAACAGCGCGCACCTGTACGGCACCGCGGTCGATTTCACGTGCCCGAGTTTCGGCGCGCCGATCGACGTCGCCAGGTTCCTGAGCAAGCAGGCGCTGCAGTTCGACCAGTTGATCTATGAATTCACCGACTGGTGCCACATTTCGTTTGATATCCGCGCGCGTCACCAGTGCCTGACCATTTTCAACGCCGTGCAGGGTTACCTGCCGGGCATCGTCGACGGCTGATCGCATGGAATTTTTCACCGGCATTTTCGCAGCGATTGCAGCCTGGCTAGATCTGCATCCCGCGGTCGTCAGCTGGTGCATGGGCTGGCTGTCGGCGATCTGCGCCGGCCAGACGATGAAACAGGTGCTGCCGGCGAGCTGGACGGTCACCGATGCGAAACGTGCGGTGCAGGCGATCGCGACCCTGGCCGGATCCGTCACCGCGTATCTGCTCTGGCCGCCGAAGTCGGAACACGCGGCGCTCTATGCCGTCATCGTCGGAATGTCGTCGCCGACGGCCTACACGTTCCTGAAAGCGATCATTGAGGCGCGGTGGCCTGGCCTGGCGTATCGCCTGAGCTGGTCGCGCGTGCAGGACCGCGACGTCGGCGAACCCGCGCCTGGTGCGCGCTGCGATCCGCCGCGGTGAACATCATCGGCGGACTGCTCGACAAGGCCGCCGCGGCGTCTGGCGCCAGCTGGCTGACGTTCCTGCCGTGGATCCTGCTCGCATGGGGCGCCAGCGTCGCCGGATCCGGCGCCTGGGGCTGGCACCAGGGCAGCACGACCGTCACGGCGAAATATGAGGCGGCAAAGGACCGCGCCGCGGCCACTGCGGCCGCGGCCGACATCGCCGCGATCGGCCACGCGCTCGACATCAGCCTGCAGATCGTGACGACGTCGCGCGATTTCCTGGGCGAGCTCAATCTGTCCCGAATGAAGCGGCAGCAAATTGTCGCGAAGGTGAAAGCTGATGTGCTCGCTGATCAAAAGCTCGCTGGCTGTGTCGTGCCTGCTGCTACTGTGCGGCTGCGCCGCGATCAAGTGGCCGAGTCAGTCAAGGTCGCCGCCGACGATCGTCCAATGTGACGCGCAGCTGCTGCTGCCGTGCGATCCGCTAATTGCTGACGATGATCCGATCGTGACCGCGTCGCTCGAGGCGCAGGCCGGCGGCCAGGTCGCCGCTCCGCTCGAGCTCGGATCCGACAGCGTCGCCGCGGCGCTGATCGCCGACGCTGAGAACAACGGCCGCACCATCGCCTGCCAGATATCGCACGCGGCACTGGCGCGCTGTCTGTGCGCGCTCGAGCGCGGCGGCGTGCTGGCGCCGGCGAAGGGCACAAAGTCGATCTGCGCCGCCGTCAGGCCGGCGACAGTGCTGCCAGCAGCACCCGCGGCCGCCAAGCAGCCGGCAGCGGCATCGACGACCGCGTCGATCGCGACGTCGGCCTGCCCGATGACCTGGTCGATCGCCTGCCGTTGATCCTGCCGCCTGCGCGCGCGCGCCGGCTCTAGCCGCTCTCCCCCGTTCCCCCTGCGAGTAGTGTCAGGCACCTGGCGCGCGCGTGCCGCTGCTCCGCTGCCTGGCCGGCGCTCGGCCGTTCCGGCTCTTTTCCCCCGTTCCCCCTTCGAATGAAGGCAGGGGCGACAATCGCAGCCATAAGGAAGGGGGGGCAAGTGCTGGGAACCGTGGAACCGATGGCGTCGACATGCTGCAGAATAAGCTGGCACTAAGGAAAGGGGCTGCGCGGGTTCGTGTCCAATGTTCCACGCTGCGCCGTGATAGTTCCACGCAAACGCTGAAATGTTCCACAATATACAATTCCGCATTATCTCTTTATCTCTCTCTCTAAATAATTGATTAGGAAAAGGAAAAAGAGCGCAGATTTTGTCGAGGATTTACACCGGTTCGAACGATCGTTCGAAAGTGGGTTACACGGAATTTCACAAAGCTGAATGGCATTTCGTGGGAATTCGTGGGACTGAAAGCATTGTTATTTCAAAGCGTTGCGCATAACGTCGGGACACTTCCACGGTTCCACGGTGAGAATGCGTGTCCCCCCCCGCGGGTAACGAGTTCAGCAGCATCGTGTCGGCCTGGCTGACCTGGCTCGAGCACAATCGAGGCGCCAGCCAGTCGACGATTCGCTGCTACGAAATGCACCTGACGCGCATGCTGAAATGGTTCGCGACGCCGCCGGCGGATCCGAGCCAGGCTCCCGACACGCGCGACCCGATGGCCGCGACAATTACAGATTTACAAAAGTACACTGGAATATATGCGCACGCGCTGGGCATATCGCCGCGTGCGCGGCGCCCGATGGTCGCCGCGGTGCGCGGCGTCTATCGCTGGGCACACTCGCGCAAGCACCTGCGCACGAACCCGGCCGAACAGCTGCCGTATCCGCACGCGGGCAAGCGTCTGCCGCGATCGCCGTCGCTGGCTGATGCCGAGCGCCTGCTGATGCAGCCGAACGTCGAAACGTTCACCGGCCTGCGCGACGCGACGATGATCGCTATCCTGATGGGCTGCGGCCTGCGCATTTCCGGCCTGGTCGCATTGAACGAAAGCGCGTTGCTATGGACGTCGAACGACGCCGGCGAGCACCTGACGCTGCGCGTCATGGAGAAGGGTAAAAAGGAACGCCTTATCCCAGCGCCGCGCGAGGTCGCGCTGCTGCTGCGTGCCTACCTAGGCCACCCTGACCTGACTGCCATAGACCGCACCAGCAGCACCGCCGAGCAGATTGTGTTCGTATCGACCAGGAACCGCCGCATAGGTGCGCACGACTATCACGGCGATCGCCGCCGCCTGTCGCAGCGCACCGTGCGCCAGATGCTCGAGGGAATGGCCAGGCGCGCCGGCATAGCGGAAGGATCCAGGAACCCGCACGGCCTGCGCCACCTGTTCGGCACCGAGCTCGCCGAGTCCGACGTGTCGCTGGAAGTGATTCAGACGCTGCTCGGCCATGCCGACATCAAAGACACGCGGATCTATATCGAGGTAGCCATGCGCAGGATGCGCGAAACGATCGACAAGGCCGGCCCGCTGGCGAAAATGAAATCGCCGCTGCTCTCGACGCTCCGATCGCTTGATCGCGCTGTGACGCCAGGGCGTGTACGCGTTTCCGTGCGCCCACCAGACGCTGACAACCAACATAGCCGGGGCCTAGACAAAGGTAAGACATGAGAACGCAGCACGCGCTCGGCGTCTGGCGGAAACTCCGTTCTAAAGCCGACAGACTATGCAGGCGCCTATAACTTTTCCTATTGCGTAGTTCGTGGAAAGACGCAATAGCCGCACGGCCTGATGTTGCAGCATCAAGGACATGCAATGCCGATCGACAACGAAACACGCAATAGACCGAGCGGTGACGCAGCTCGAGCTCGCACAGCTGCGCACGGATCCGCGCCGACCAGGCACCTGGGGGGTCGGCATGACCCTGGGCCCGCGGCCGGGCCGGGGGGTGGGTCGCCGAACATCTACCATAGTTCCGGCGATGCCATTCAGCGCGCCGGCGCCGACGCGGCTGCGGCCGCCGCGGCGCTCGCCGCCGACGCGCCAGGCATCGACAAGCTGCGCCGCATGGGCCTGCTGAGCGCCTGGCTGGACGTCGCGCACGCGATCGGGTTCGATGCGTTCCTGGTGGCCTGGCGCACGCTGTCGAATCACGACGCGCTCGACGGCCGCGGCCGCATCGTCGTGCCGCTCTACACGAATTTCACCAGGTTCGAGCGGAACGAATACGTGCGCAGCCTGCTGGCCGCCGGCAAGTCTGACCGCGACATCATCGCCGCAGTCAAGCGAGAATTCCGCGAGATTCTGACGCCGCGCAGCCTGCGCCGGATCAAGCGATCGCCTAGAATGCCGGCATGATCAATCGGCTGTTCTGGTGCATCGAAAGCCTGGTCGGTTCGGCCTGGCGGCCTAATGACTATTCGACCGAATTCCGGCGCCAGGCGGCGCGCGACGGCTACATGCTCGCGCGCATCAGGTCGCTGTTCCGTGGCGACCAGGTGAAACGATGAGCTCGACCGCCGTCATCTATGCCCGCGTGAGCGACCGCAAGCAGGCCGCCGAGGACATCAGTATTCCGGCGCAGCTCGAGCTCGCCGAAAAGCGCGCGCGCGAGCTCGGCGCCGACACGCTGCGCACGTTCGTCGACCAGGGCCGCAGCGCATTCAAGTCGTCGAACCGGCCGACGTTCGAGGCCGCGATCGAATTCGCCGTACTGATGAATGCGACCTATTTCATCACCTGGTCGCCGTCGCGGTTCGCGCGCAATCAGATCGAGGGCGTGCTGTATAAGCGCGACCTGGACCGCGCCGGCGTGAAACTGGTCTATGTGTCGATGTCGATCGACCGCGCGACTGATGAGGGCTGGCTGGTCGACGGCGTGCTCGGCCTGATCGACGAAATGCAGAGTAGGCAAAACGCCAAGGACACGCGCCGGTCAATGATGCGCAACGCGCAATGCGGATATTGGGGCGGCGGCCGCACGCCGTTCGGTTTCGTCAGCGTGCCGGCGCCGGACAATCCGAAACGCCGCAAGCTGCAGCTGCTGCCAGGTGAAGCGGCGATCGTGCGCGATATTTTCTCGCGCCGCGTGTCCGGGTTCGGTAGCAAGTCGATCGCCACATATCTGAACGCCGCCGGCATCACGAACCGGGGCAAGAGCTGGTGCAAGTCGGTGCTGCTCGCGATGTTGCGGAACGAGGCATACATCGGCGCCGTCGTGTTCAATCGAAAGGACCGGCGCACTGGCCGCGCGCGGCCGAAGGATCAATGGATCATCGTGCCGAGTCATGACGCGATCGTCGACGCCGAAATCTGGAGCCAGGTGCAAGCGCGGATGGATGAAGCGAGCGACGCCAGCACCGGCTCGCCGCTGAGCACGCACGCATTCACCGGCCTGCTGCGCTGTGGCGAGTGTGGCGCCAGCCTGCAGATCGAAACGGCGAAGGGCCGAAGGAGGATCTATTCGTATTACAACTGCCGCACCAGCCAGGTCGGCCGCGGCTGCAAAACTCGGCGCCTGCGCGCTGACGTCGTCGACGCCTGGCTGCACGGCATCATTCTCGAGCGCGTGCTGTCGCGTGACGCGCTGAAATCTGTCGCCGCTGCGCTCGAGGAAAGCTGCCGCGACCGCGTCGTCGATCGCGATCGCGCGCGCCAGGCGCTGCGAACCGAAGCGCGAACGCTAAAGGACCGGAACAGCAAACTGTTCGGCGTGCTCGAGCTGCACGGCAAGGATGCGCCCGACCTGGGCGACCTGACGCTGCGACTGCGCGAAAACAATGCGCGCCTAAAGCAGATCGACGTCGAGCTGGCCGAGCTCGAGGTCGAGCTGCAGCAGCGGCTGCGCGTGACCGACGCCGAGCTCGACCTGCTCGGCGACACGCTGCGCCAGCTGCTGGCTGATCCTGACCAGGTGGCGAAGGCGCGCGCGTTTTACGGCAGTTTCATTTCGCGCATCGTCCTGCAGGGCGATCAGCTCGAAATACGCTATGACCCGGCGCGGCTGTTGTCACAGCCGACGCCGGTTCATAGCAGCGCAGTTTGGCTCCCCGTACGCTCCCCGCTACGAACCGCCGGCGGCGGATCCGCGGCGCGGTCGGCGACGCGTGTCCTGGTCGTGGATCTGCCGGCTGCACTGGCGCGGGCCGCGTGATCAGGCTTTCTTAGGAACCAGCCCGGAAATCATTTTCCTGACGAGCTCGGCCTGGTCTGGGTCGAGCGATTCGACGTCGGCGATCAATCCGGCCTTTGCGTCGTCGGCCGAATACCCTGCCCTGCTTTCGGCGATCGCCGGCTGCACCTGGTCGAAATCGACCGGCGCACTGTTCGCGTCGAATAGCGCCAGGAATTCGTATGCTCCCATGTATCCCGATGCGAACCGGCGCAGATCGTCGTCGGGCAATTGAATGCGCCGGAATTCGCGCGCGTATCGCTGCAGCATCGCCGCCGGCAGATCCGCCGCGGCGCTGGCGCCGCCGATCATGGCCACGGCGCGATACTGATACACCGTGCCGTCGACGTTGGTCGCGCGGACAGTCGTCACGAATGCCAGGTGCTGTTTCTGTCCGCTGGTGACGACGATCGGCATCAGGTCGGGTTCGTCGTCGAGCATTTGCTGCGCGATTGTCGCGTGATCGTCTGCAGATGATGCAATGTATACAACGTAAGGCGCGCCGGCGCCATCGAGCAGCCAGGTCAGCGAGACATTCTCGACGCGGCAAGCGGGCACCAGTTTTTCAGGGTCTGGCAGATTCCCCTGCAGCAGCCGGTTCATCGTGCCGCGCGAGAGCGCGACGGTTTTTGCCCATGTGTACGGCCGCCGGCCGCGCAAAATCAGGTCGATACGGTCCGTCACTGAAAAGTGGCGCGGCGGCATGCTGTCTTGTCCCCAGAACCAGGCAAACCTTGACAAAATGCTCAAATCCGAGCACGATTCGCCGCATGTGCTCAAATATGAGCAGTTAGGCAGAGATAAGAACACATGGGCGAAACGCGGACTGTAGCACGGCGCGGGGTTAAGGAACCCCAGATTGCCCGGATTTCGTTGCTGGTTCCGCATCAATTGCGTGATCGGCTGGCGAAAGACGCGGCGCGTGATCGGCGGTCGCTGAATGGCCAATGCGTCGTGCTTATCGAGCGCGCGCTGCGCGCGGATGGGCAGGCGCAGGTTTAGGGATTGAGTTGGACCGGCCGCGATTGCAGTCGCGACCGGTCCGGGGTGAGAGGTTCCGGGTTTTCGAGGCCACTGGTTCCCCTCGCGCTGCAGTCTAACGCAGCGTGAAGGATAGACGGAACCCGCCAGGGCGCCAGCGAAATGGCGCAAGGGGTTCACAATTCGATGCCGTTGTCAGAGATCTGCGGACCGCTAGACGCGGCCATCTATGAAACCGTAAACGGTTACGTCGACCCGGTGACCAAGCACCGCGGCGCGACCGCTCTGGCACCGCGCTGCGGCATGCAGCCGAACACGCTGTCGAACAAGGCGAACCCGCACTGCGAGCATCGCCTGCGCATCGACGAATCGATCCCGGTGCAGCTGATCAGCGGCAATTTCTCAATCCTGCACGCCTACGCCGCAGCGCTCGGCCACTGCGCCGTCAAGATGCCGTCGGCTGCGCCCGAGGCCAGCGACGTCGCGCTGCTCGACACGTACTGCCAGCTGCACGCCGAGCTCGGCGAGTTCGCCGAGCGTCTGCGCGATGCGCTCGCCGACGGCAAGGTGACCCGCGACGAAATCGACCAACTGCGCACCGCGTTCGATGAATCCATGCGCGCCGGGCTCGGCGTGCTGGCTCGCATGCAGGCGCTGATTCATGACTGACCGAATCCCTGCACCGATCCCCCTGTCGGCCGCGGGTGTAGTCGGCGCCGTTGAGCTCCCCCAGTCCCTCAACGGCGCCGGCGTTTTTTCTACAGCGATCGGGCAGCGCCTGGCGCTGCTGTTCGGTCCCCAGCTCGAGCAGTCAATGCGCCGTCATTCAGTGGAGGATTCACCATGCGAAACACAGTCGCGCCGCTAAATCGCGGCGTCGCCAAGGTTCCGTTTTACCAGCGCATCAGGTTATGGGTTTTTGTCGGCCGCGCTGGCGTCGATGTGTTTCCCGGCAAGCCTGGGCCAGTGACCCGCGTCACGGTCGAGCGTCACCGGTTCCCGAATCGGTTCGAGCTGCGCCTGGCCTATGACGAGGCCGGCCGCGTCGCGTCGACGTACGCCGATCAGATGGCGCGGGTCGGCGGCGTGCGCATCGTGCCGCGGGCCGTGCTCGAAATCGACGGCATTCCGACGGCCGTGCAGCTCGAGCTGCAGGCGATCAATCCGCGCATGCTGGTGCAGGTGGCCGCATGACGATCAGCGAGGGTTTCCTGCGCCGCGTCGGCCTGGTCGACGGCACCGAGCTGTTGATCGAGCGCGACGCCGGCGACATCACCGTCGCGATCGGCAACGGCGATTTTTTCCTGATGGTCGCGCTGCTGGATCTGCGCGCGCTGATCACGGCGATCGCGCAGGTGCATGCCGGTGAAGCGGCGAGCGTCGAGCTGCGCACCGCCGTCGTCGGCCAGCTGCAGGTCGAGGCGAACGTCGACGGCAGCATGTGCGTCAGCGGCGGCGCGTTCCAGATGCGCATCGAAAGCGACGCGATTGCCGAAGTGCTCGGCGCGCTGAGTGAGGCCGACACGTTCGGCCGTCGCAAACCGCCGGCGCTGGCGCTGGTGCCGTCATGCTGACCGCCGCGACGAACCGCCAGCAGTTCGAACGCTACCTGACGGCCGCCGATGAGCGGCAACTGTTTCGCCACGTCGCGCAGTTCGCCGATGTCCTGGCGCATCGCGATCACGCCTGGCTGCGCCTGCTGCGGCACACCGGCCTGCGCGTCAATTCTCTGGCGCTGCTCAATGTCGCGGACGCGACCGCCGCAAAGATCAGCGGCGCGCTGCGCGTTCGCTCCGAAACGGCCAAGGGTGGCCGCGGTTACGACGTCGGCCTGAACAAGTCGGCCCGCGCTGCTCTGGCCGACCTGGTCAAGATCCGCCGCCAGATGATCCGCCAGGGCGCCGACGATGGCGATGCGCTGATCCTTTGTCGCCGCGGCAAGCGCATCAGCGTGCGGTCGCTGCAGCACCGCATGGCGCACTGGTGCAAGAGCGCCGGCCTGGTCATTCCCGCGAGCCCGCACTGGCTGCGGCACACGCTGGCGAAACGCCTGATCGAGCGCAGCGACGCGCGCGACCCGTTCGGCATCGTGCAGGTCGTGCTCGGCCATCGCAGCCGCAACAGCACCGGCATCTATGCGCTGCCGGACCGCGAGCAAATCGCGCATGCACTCGAGGCCGCGGCATGAACCCGACCGAAAACAGTCGCACCAACATCACGCAGCAGATCCGCTCGACCCTGCGCACTGCCGGCATTCCGATGTCGCTGAAAGCGATCGGCGACGCAAACGGCTGGACACCGCACGACCGCCGTGTCGCGTCGGCCTACATCAAGCCGATGGTTACGCGTGGCGAAGTGCGCACCGAAATCGAGGATGGGAAACCGGCCTATGCGAGCGTGCCGGACTTCGCCGGCAAAGTGACCGTGCGGCCGCGGCGCGCGAAACTGGCCGACGTTTCGCGCTCGCCGGATCCGGTGAAAGTGAAACTGCCGGCGCCATCTGCAAGCGTGCAGCCGGCCGCTGCAATTTCCGACCTGTCCGCTGTTGCGATTGTTCAGGATGCCGTCGCTGATGCGGTGGCGCAGCAGCTCGACAAAAAAATTACAAGCGAGCACGACCGCGCGCAGCTTCCGCTGCTATCGGCCGAGCTCGCGCCAATTCCCGACACGGCGCCAGCGCCGGCGGACCTGCAGGCGTTGCGCATATTCATCGCGCACCGGCTGACCGTCGCGGCCGACGGCCTGCGGCCGCTGCTCGAGGCGGCGATCGAGGCCGACTGCGACAAGCCGGTGCTGCGGCGGATCCTGGCCGTAACGCGCGAGCTCGGCGACATCCCGAGGGCGATGGCATGAGCGCATCGGCAAAATCGATCGACAAGCAGGTCACCGCGGCGACCGTGCGCATCACCGGCAAACGCTGGTGCTCGAGCTGCTTCACGTATCACGACGCGTCGACGATGACGCCGCATCGCCAGGTCGGCGGCGGCGTGATCTATCGCTGCCCGCGCTGGCTCGAGGCGCGCGCGCGTCACCGCGCTGCGATGTGCCCGACATGAGCGGCGCCGAGCTGTTCGCCGCATTCGTGATCGGCAACCTGTACGCCACCTGCGCCGGCGTCATGGTCGACGCAATTCACGACCGGCCGCAGGTGCGCCATCGCTGGCACCGACTGCCGTCGATCGCGCGCACCGTCTTGACGGCCGCCTGGCCGGTGACCTGCATCTGGCTGTTCGGCCGCGATCATGGATGACACGCGCCGATCGTCCTGGTCCTGGCCCGACCGATATCCAGCGCCGCCGCCGGCGCCGCCAGCGGAGCCGATTGGCATCGCACTGCATGACCTGTCCGCTGAAAAGCGCGCCCGGCTGTGGCGCTGGATCCTTGCCAATGACGCGCCGTTCGCCGCCTGGCTGAAATCGGCCGAATTCACGCTGATGCGCCAGGCGTTCAACGCGACGCCAGTCGTCACGCGTGAATATCTCGACCGCGCGATGGCTGAAACCAAGGGGGCAACAGCATGAAAAAACTGCCGCGGGGCAGCAGTGCGCTGCAGATCAATTGCGGATCCGCAAACGGCGCGCGCGCCTGGCGCGACGTCGTCGTGTTCGAGTCCGCACGGCGGCACGAAGTCGAGGACGCAGCCGCGTCGCTGTCACGCGCCGCCGGCGGCATGCACCTGCGCATCGTCGACGCCGCCGGTGCGGTGCGACACATGAACGAATTCGGCGCGTTTCGTGAGGCGCGGCCATGATGCTCGCGACGTGCATCGCCTGCGGCTGCGACGACATGCACGCCTGCGCTGGTGGCTGTTCGTGGCTGGCCGTCGACTACAGCCAGGGCCGCGGCGTCTGCAGCAACTGTTCGCAGCACCTGGCAGCGTGGCAGCGTTCGACCGGCTCGCCAATGCTGAGCCGTGGCCTGCGGTCGGCCGCCGAGCTCGGCGCGAACAAACCCTGCGGCACCCGCCTGCGCTACCTGGGCGGATGCCGGTGCGCCGCATGTCGCCGTGCAAACTCTCTCTACGAAGGGGCGCGCCGCCGGGCGCGTAACAGCGGCGACTGGAACGGCATCGTGCCAGCAGCACGCGCGCGTGCGCACATGCTAAAGCTGCGGAATAGCGGCGTGGGCCGGCGTTCGTTTCATGCCGCGACCGATATCGCTGATTCAGTGCTTGCCGCAATAGTGGCTGGTCGGAAAAAGCGGATCCGCGCGCGAACGGAACGCAAGATATTAGCCGTAGATCTGAAAGCCGCTGCTGATCGCGCGTATGTTCCGGCCGCGCCGACCTGGCGGCGGATCAATGAGCTGATCGAGGAAGGATTCACGCGCCAGTTTCTGGCTAAGCGGCTCGGATCCAAAGCAAAGCAGCCTAGGCTGCAGCTGCGCAAGGACCGCGTAACAGCGCGCCACGCGTATGACGTCGAGCGTTTGCACAAGGCGCTGACGACATGAGCCTGGATAGCTTGATCGGCCAGGCACAAGCACTCGCCGGTTTTCCGCGCTGTCGGCGCGGTGAGCACTTGTGGTCGATGATTGGCGCTCGCCGCTGCCCGCGCCTGCCGGCCGATTTCGATATCAACTGCAGCCAAACCGCGTATGAGTGCGCGGCGTGCGGCGCCATCGACTACGGCGAGCCAGGCGGGCCTGCGCATCGCGAGTGCTTCGACAACTGCCCGAACGAAATCGAGCTGGCAGAGATTGTGCGGGAAGCTGTCGAAAGCAGCGAGGCGCTTTCATGACCGGCGTCGTGCTCGAGCAGCTGCCGACGATCCTGGCCGAACAGCGCCGCGTTCTGCAGATCGCAGCGGCGATTCCGCGCATGACGCCGCAGCAGCTGGCCGCGTTCGAATTCCTTTCGCGCTGGCTCGACGTTTCGCGCCGCTATGGCCGGCACACCTATCGCGACGTGCGCGTGCAGGCCGCGCGCCGCGAATACCGCAGCGCCTGCGCGTCAAACCAATGGAGCAAGGCAGCATGATCATCATCGTGCGACTGCGCACGCTCGCGTGGCTCGCCGGCGCCGGCGCTTGTGCGCTGTGCTTCACCGCCGGCGTGTTCGCCGGCCTGGCCTACATTCGGGGTTTCCAATGACCGGCAATGCAATGATCTGCGCGCTGCTGGTCATCGTCTGCTGGACGGCGTCATACATGGCGACGGCCGACATCGGCATCGTCGCCGGCATCGTCGCCGCTGTGCTTGTGATAGCGCTCGCGATCATCGTGCGCGGCGGCGCCCGCTGACATGGGCACGCCGATGCAGCGGTCGATATTCGGCGGCGAGGGGCCGGCGCGTGCGCATGGTTCGAAATTCGCCGCGGCGCCGGCCGGCTATGCCGCGCCGCCCGGCAGCGGACCGCCGGGCGAAACCTGCGGCACCTGCGCGAATTGTCGGGTTCGCAAGATCAAAAAACACAATATATACAAGTGCGGGCTGCGCGCCGACAGCTGGACGCAGGACCGCGCGACCGATGTCCTGGTGCGCTCGCCGGCCTGTCAGCGGTGGCGCGCAGGAAAACCGCAACCGACCAACGCCTGGGGGAAACCAACATGACAATTCCAGCCTATCCGCTGCAGTGGCCAGAAGGCTGGCCGCGCACGCCGGTAGCGAAACGCGAGTCGGCGAAGTTCTGCCGGGCGAGCCGGCGTGGATCCGGCAGCTATTCACCGCAGCGGTCGCTGACGATCGCCGAAGGCACCGACCGCGTGCGCAAGCAGCTCGACGCGATGCGCGTGCGCGACGATGACCTGGTCATCAGCACGAACCTGCGCCTGCGCCTGGACGGTTTTCCGCGCAGCGATCAGCGCGAGCCAGACGACGCCGGCGTCGCTGTCTATTGGCTCGACCGCGGCGAGCAGCGGTGCATGGCGGTCGACAAGTATCACCGCGTCGCCGACAACCTGGCGGCGATCGCCGGAACGCTCGAGGCGCTGCGATCGATTGAACGCTACGGCGGTGCGCAGATCCTTGACCGCGCGTTTCGAGGTTTCGCCGCGCTGGCGCCGCCGGCGTCGGAACATTGGCGCGTCGTGCTCGGCGTTGGAACTGACGCAGGCGCCGGCGACATCGTCGCGGCCTATCGTCGCCGCCGCAGCGAAACGCATCCTGATCGAAGCGGCGGCAATGCGGAAGAATTCGACCGCGTGCAGCGCGCGTTCGACCAGGCCGAGCTCGAGCTCCGCACATCATGAGCACGCCACATCAGCGCCTATATATCCGTGTCCTGCTCGGCGATTTGGAATACCCGACGCATCGCACGTCGCTGCAGTACCGCATTCCCTGGCAACGTGCCGGCCTGGTTCCGCCGCCGCCTGACGTCGACGTCGACCCGGTGCTAGAGCGGCTGACCATTGACGAAGCGAAAAAGATCACGCGCGTGCTGCGCGAAATGACCGGCGCGACGACGGTATGAAAAAAAATGTAAACGGCCCGCGAGTTTTCGTGCAGTTGGCACCCTATGTGCCGCTATTCCGTAGTGAAGGATCGCCATGCGCATTGGGGGTGCCATGACACGCCGTAAAAGGAAACGGTTCCGCAGGTCATCCCTGCCCGAAC